ATGCTTCGTTTTACAGAATGTGAAGAGTGCAGTAGGTTTGACCCTGTTAAGTATTTCGCGGAGTTAAATAGATGTCAGCTAAAGGATTTGCTTTCATTCCTTGATGAATTAAGGTCAAAGGCAATAGCAGATAGGAATGCGATCGATGATGATATAGCTTTATCTCATCGTGCTCTTGACTATTCTGATTATACAAATTTAAACGCTTTAGGCGCTCGGCTGCAGAGGCTTGATGAAATCATTGAGTGCGTTCAGCATGCTGTGCCTAGTAATAATAAATAAGCCAACCAATCTAATGTATTATAAATGACCCCCTTAACCCGTTGGTCGTTCGGGTTACAACGACTACCAACAGCATGAGCTGTAAAAGTGATATTTAACTATGAAAGGAAATTAAAACTATGCTGATACTTAATGCAATTGAAAAGTGCGTTTCTCGCAAGTCGGGAAAAACATTCTACAAGCTTTATTGTACTGATGATTACGATAACGGTAATTGGCAGTGCGGCTCACCAATGAAAGTTGTTGATTGCTCTGAAAAGGTGCTTGATAAGGCGCTTGATGGAAAGATAGCTGTAAATGCTCCTTTCGCTGTGGGTAAGGTCTGCTATGTTATGTATAATGAATACGGCTATACATCGTTTATCAAGTTCTTTGATCCCGACGAGAAAAAGCAGACAGAGAAGTCCGCACAGCCGTATAATACTGTTTCGCCGCCCGTTGAGACAGATTATCCGTTTTCTTAAATTGTTCAAATAGCATGCGCAGCTTTTGATATATAACTTTGTTTCAATATGTTGTGAGGTGAAAATTTTATGGAAGATATTATTACAAAACTGACTACTGGCGTTAAGGGCGTGTTTTCGATTGCAGGTGAGGGCTTCAACTTCATCACATCGAATGACCTTTGTATGTTCATGGTGTCAATATCCTTTGCGGGCGTGGCTCTTGGCTTTGTCAAGAGAGCGTTTAAGACTGCTCGTAAGTAAACACGGCGCGGGCGGTCTTAAAATGACCGCCCGATTATATTGAAAGGGGGTAAGGTTATGAAGTCTAACAGCAATGTAGGCAATTATATAATTGCAGGCGTAGCGGCAGTGCTTTCTATTATCTGCTTTGTCGGTATGTTCTTTAATTAATTCGGCGCTGTTGGTCGTTCAGCTATAACGACTACCAAACTTAAATTAAAAATTAACTTTCAAAAAATAAAGGCGGTGTAGATATGTCTGAAAATGTTAAAAAGGGAAGTGGAAAGCTTCTTGTGTTTTTGTGTGTTGCTGTTTCGCTTGTTGGCATTCTTATGCCGCTTACTGCTTCAGCGGCTTATAATCTTGGAATTGGCGGCTTATTTGAGTTCGTTTTGCTTGATACTTATGAGGTGCAAGGCTCGTCTGACATTACAGTAACAGAAGCTTTGTTTGCTTGTTCTGAATATCTCGGTGTGCCTGAAGACGTTGCGGCGGCGGAGCTTGAGTTTCATGTTGATAATGATAAAAAGTGTATACAAGTTTACGAAGATGATGAGCTTGTCGAGGTAGTGTATAAAAATGAAAATGGTGAGCTTTGCGGCTATGCTACGGGCTTTACTGTAAACTTTGCTGTTGGTACTATGGAAGAGATTATTACTACCGTGTCGGCGGGTGTTAAAGGCGTTTATACTATGTCGGCAGAGGCTTTTGTGTTTCTGACATCTAATGACTTGTGTATGTTTATGATATCAGTAACCTTTGCGGGTGTTTCGATAGCTTTTGTTCGTAGAAGTTTCAAAACTGCTTGAAAGTAAGGTGATAATATGAAAAAAGTAATCAGTATTTTGCTTGTGGCTTTGCTTTGCTGTTGTACCTTTGTGTCAACGGTAGCGCCTGTTGTATATGCCGAAAATGGTGATTCATTCTTTAATTCACTGACAGATATTTCACAAGTTTCCGATGATAAGCTTAATGAGCTTGTCGGCTCTTATGTGGACTTTTATCAAGACCTCGGAAGCGGTGATATACTCGGTGCATTGACTACGGGTGCAGTAGATATTCCGCTTGATTGGCTCGGTTTTGCGGGTCAAAGCTTAATCGAAACGGCTGACGCTTGTAACGTTACGGGTGTAAGTCCGAGTACTCTTGTCATGGCTGCGGATAAATTAAAGAATGATTCCGATTTGATGTATATGGTTTCTGATGTGGGTGAACTTCTGGTGTATGACGGGGTTAATAAGCTTATTCGTCCCGTCGAAGCTACCGACGTCCCGAAGATTGACGGTTCAACATTTAAAGAGCTTTGCAATGAATATAGTTCAACCTACTGCCCGAAAAACACCAAAGATTTCATAACATGGCGTACAGATAAGAGATTTTCTGAAGTAGATGATTACTTGAGCGCTCCGCGTTTATCTTTTTTTACAGATGGGTATTTCTGCGGTGAAGATACATGGACAGAATGTTTTTTAGTGCCTTGGTATACTGACGGTACAAGTAATTATTTCTCGCAGTATCAGTTTCATTTTTATCAGATATTCTCTGAAGATGATAACGGTAATCGAGTTATAACGATGTACTGTGATTTATGGGATATGATTAACGGTGGAGATGTACAAACTATTACTATATCTAATCAAATATTAGATTATAGATATATAGATTTTTGTGTATCTACTGAAAACGGACGTCTTTCTATGACTCCATATGCATCATACACCGATTATATCAATCGTACACGTAGACTTTCACTAGTAGAATATTTTACCATGACGGATAACGTTGGAAAAAATATCGCATATTCATCTGACCGTTTAACAACAGTAAATATCAATGATTATCTGTCTTGTTGGCAAAAGGCGGTTAGTGCTCATGATGATGGCGAATGTACTGTTGGCGATCTCCATGATACGGGTTATTACGTATCTAACAAACCGATTGCGATGGATTTGACATCAGTAGATTTTACGAAATTTGCTGATGATGATACCGTTACATTGAAAGGCGATACTATATATGATTATACCATCACAAATAAAGATGGTGATACAACTACCATAAACAACTATATCACTAACAATTACACTTACCCCGTGACAGATACAGGCGACAGCGGGGAAGAGGACAGCGGAACAAGCACGGGCGGTTCTGGTGACGTGAATGTGAATGTTGACGTTGATGTGAATAATAACATTGCTGATGGTTTTATTCCTGTTGATGTAAATCTTGATAATTACCTTGAACAAACTCCTGAACAAGCTAAACCACTGACGGAGTTTTTTTCGATTTTCTTTGAATTTCTTCCGCCTGAATTATTGCGATTGCTGTGTTTGGGTTTAGTTGTATGCATTATTCTGAGAGTTTGGGGGCGTTAGTATGGGTGAAGCTTTTAAATTTCTATGGAATAGTGGCATGATGTTTTTGACTTGGGAACTTGATTTCGGTGATATCAAGTTTACGTTGTGGCAATTTTGTGTAGGCTCTGCGGTATTTTGTATTATTATATATTTAGTTCGTGGCTTTTTTACAAGAGGTGATGATTGATGGACGGAAGTACGTGTTTATTCGTGTGGCAGCTTATTCAGTTTGGGTATGAGGTAGTGACTTCAATGTCTGATGATGGGACAATTGTCACTTGGGGAACTGATTCCGATGGTGATGGTGTTCCTGATGTTGATGTTACTGAATGGCTTGTGTCCTCTGATGGAGCTGTGGAAAAATCTTTTATTATAATGTCCGCTGATGGTACGATGACTGTTTATGATGAGGGCGGCAATATTACTGCTGAGGATTGCGATACAGCTTATTCGCTGTGGGTGTCTGAAAATGGCATTATGAATAAACCTTTAGACAATTATACGGTTACTGAGGGCTTGCTTCTTATAGCTGGAATTGTTGCTTGTTTTGGTTTTGTGGCGAAGCTGTTTAGACGGAGAAAGGTGATGTAATATGTTCAATTTAGAGGATTTTCTTGATTTAATAGCTTGGGGCGAATGGTTTGATCAATATATGATTGCTTCGGCTGATGGAAAAGCGTGGTCTTTTTCTGATTTGGTATTTGGAACTTTGCCTATGGTGCTACAGCTTTGTTTCATCATTTTTATGCTTAATTGGGTGCTTGGTATGATATCTGATGGCGTAAAACTCAAATTAGGCGGTGGCAGATTATGATAGGGTTATTTTTTAAGAAGCTTCGATTATATCCGCGCTTTCTTGTAATGGTGCTGAAAGATTGGTTTAAATACGTTATAAATCGTGATTATAAACGCTTTCATGGGTGGGGCTTACATATTTATTTGGGTATGTTTGGCATGGGTAAAACCTGTTCAATGGTCTATGATGCTTATCTTTTAGCTTGTAAATATGAGGGCTTGACGATAATAACTAATTTGAAATTGCAGAATTTCCCTGAACATTGTAAGATATTGCCACTTCGTTCGGCGCGGGATATTCTGAATGCTCCTGATAATACGCTTGTGCTTATTGACGAAATAGGCACTATATTTAATAGCCGTGATTTTGCTAAATCAAAGGAGAGCGTTCCGAAGCTGCTTTTTCAACACTTGTGCCAATGCCGTCATAGGCATTTAATGATAATGGGCACTGTACAGCGTTGGGGGTTCTTGGATAAGCAATTGCGTGAAATAACTGCTGACGTTACTGTTTGCAAATCCTCTTTCAAACACCCGTTTTCGCGTTTGGTGACGAATGTTGTATATGATGCTTATGAGTATGATTTATTTTGCGCAAATCCTTTGCGCCCTATAATGGCACTTTCTGCGGATTGTTACTTACAAACTAATAAAATACGTTCTTTGTATGATACAAAAGAAATGGTGAATACGCTTCTTACGATGGAATATATTTCGGATAAAGAAATTATGGAGAACAGGGGAGAGTCTCCCGCTGTTATTGCTCTGGGCGAACAGGGCAATAAGAAAAAATCAAGGTTAACAAATAAACAAAAGGTAGGGTATTGATATGATTATAACATTGGATTGGTTGTCGGTTACTGTTCGCGCTCCTAAAGATAAAGATATTTTTCCAGTGGAGCTTATGCAAACGGTAGTTGATGTTATGTATTTGGGCGATTATTTAAGGCGTTCGGTTTATGTTGGCTCTGCAAAGTATTATTCATCAATAACGCGTATTGATGATATAAGCTTTAAGATGTGCAAACAGGTTGAGGGCGCTTCGCATAAGCAAGGTGTAATGATTGAGTTTACTTCAAATGGCTTATCTAAGTATCAAGCTTATTTGAGTTCTATTGGTGTATCTCTTGTTGAAGTTTTTAGAAATCTTCGTTCTATGACGGTAGCGGGATTTGTTGTTAATTTTCCGCGCCTTGATATTGCTATGGACGATATTTGTAAAGATGGTGAGTGTCCGTTGTTGCGGATTGAGCGTATTTATAAAGCGTGGGCTGAACATTTGTTTTGTTCGCGTGCTCGTCCTATAGATCGCAGTGAAGCGCTTGATTTTAAGAGTGAAAACGATGATTTGTTTAAATCGGGTAAGGTGTGTGATAAAAAGAAAAAAGGTATGATTGGGCGAACTGTATATTTTGGTTCTCGTAAGTCCGCTGTTAGTGTTCGTTTCTATGATAAAAAGATAGAGCAGCTTCAAAAAGGTCGCGAAGTTTCTGAAGATATTAAGCATTGGGTCCGTTGCGAATATGAATTTCATAAAGAGCGTGCTTGTTCGATTGTTGCGATGCTGATTGATAATCAGTGGAAAGATTTTGTTGCTGATTTCGCGCGTTGCGTTCTTGGGCATTTGCGTTTTATTAAGCTTGACGATAGTAATCGTTCGCGCTGCTCAACTTGCTCTTGGTGGGTGAAGTTTTTGGATAATATATGTCATGCTGATAAATTCGTCATTCCTCCGAAACGTCCTACACAAGCGGATAGAACTATTGCTTGGCTTCGTCACTCTGTGTTTCCTACCGTATACGCTTATATTGTTACTTTGGGAACTGAGGAATTTATGAACGAAGTTTATGAAGAGGGCAAGAAAAAACTGGGATTTAAGCAAATGCAATTTATGTCTGATTACGTTGATAGCAACAGAGATGTTGACGACATGACTTCTTTGCTTTATAATATAATTTTTTGGTGTTCTTTAACTTGTCGTCCGCTGCCTGATGTTTTACAAGATATGGATAAAGATTATAAATCTTTAGCTATTTGTAAAAAATATCGGTCGCAGCTTAATGGAGATACTGCGGAATTGGTGAAAATGGCTATAAAGGCGGTTGAGTGATGGCAAAACGTGAAATTGGGGTTGAATTGTGGTATGCGACACAGCGCAGATTTATTCCGCCTCAGAAGCGCAAACCGCTTGAACAGTGTTATAATAATCCGCGTGGTGGGGCTATAATTGTCCCGTCTTTGCAACCGCATAACGATTATGAATATAAGTTTGTTGGAATAGAGAGCTTTGCGGAATTTCTTGATGCGGTAATGTACGTGTGGAGCCGTGACGTTCATAAAAATGGCATTATGTCAATGCGTGCGCGTGATGATTTTCCAGTGTATAGACATAATCTTGATTATGAATATGTACAGCGCTATTTGCGTGTTAGAAGGGTGTTTTGGTGATGTTCACAGGAAAAATCAATCCCGTATGCTATAAATGCATTTGTCGCGCGTGCGGTCAAGCAACGTGTCCCCATCGGGATTATAAGTATAAACGCTGCTTCGGTGTTTGCATGAGAAAAAAGGAATATCGTCCTATACTGGATTGCAAGAATTTTTATTTGAAATGCTTCCCGAAGTATAAGATTAGGAGAGTGTACAAGCGCCCTCAGCTTCGCTATGTCGATAAGACAAATGCGGACGATATCCGCGTTATGCTTTCCGAAATACTGCGCTTGCTTCGCCCGGAGAGCGCGGCGGCTAATGCTGATATTAACTGCATAAAGCATGAATGTATCTGCGTAAAATGTCCGCTTTCTGATAAGTGTAAGGAGCGTGGCGGCTTGTGTAAGGACTATAAGGGTCAAAATCCTGTGCGGCTCTGTGCGCGGCGTACTCAGTTTTTAAGGGGGTGAAAATGATGGATTGTAGCAAGTGTATATTTCATTGTAAAAATATGTTAGGCATCGACTTTTGCGATGTCTGTGATAGCTACATAGAAGATACTGCGGAATGGGCTAAGAAATGCCCGTTTTATCATGATGATAGTGAGGAGTGATAATTTGCGTTTCATCGGTCATATATTGTGCGGCTTGGGTCGCGGCATCGGCTACGGTCTTAGCCGTGTGATAATGTCAATATTTAGAAAGGTGGTATAACATGGATATTTGTCCTAATTATTGCGGTGTTTCTTGCGTTGATGGTTCTTGTCCTATGGCTTTAAGTGAAGAATACGTTGAACGCGGTTGTGATGTAATACGGGATTGTAACGAGTGCATTTATTATAAAGGCTGTGCTGATTGCTGTTCACATAGCACTGAAATTTGTGACATGGAAAAGTAAAATGCTTGTAAAAACGGCGCGTATGATGTATAATATCGAATAGGGAATATATTACAGCTAATTTCGTAAAATAAAAATTTTACGAAATAGAAAAGAGGTTATATGTCTAAAAAGTATAATTATGACAATGCACCGCAATTACTTAAAGATTTTATTATATATTTGCAGCTTGTAAAAAATCGTTCTGAGTTAACTGTACTGAACTATTATACTGATCTGCGTTCATTTCTGCGATTCTACAAGATAAAACTCGGTCGTGCTTCGTCTGATCCTGATGAGTTTTCTAAGATTGAGATTACTGATATAACTGAATCTGAGATCAAAGCTGTTGATCTTATGCTTGTACAGGAATTTCTTATATTTGAGAAAACCGAGAAATCTAACGAACACAAGGCTCGCTACCGCAAGGCTGTGGCTCTCAGACAGTTCTTTAAATTCCTCACAAATAACAAGGGGTTATTTGAAGTTAATCCTATGACTAATCTTGAGCTGCCATCACCAAAGCCTGCGTTGCCTAAATATCTCACGCTCGAACAATCGCTCGAAATGCTTACAAATATAGACACGCCTGATCAAAAGCGCGATTATTGTATTGTAGTGTTCTTTCTGAACTGTGGTATGCGTTTAAGCGAGTTAGTTGGCATAAATATCAGTGATATTAGAGCAACGCATGAGGCTGACGGAAATGAAATATACTCGCTTAAAGTGCTCGGTAAAGGAAGTAAAGAACGCATCGTATATCTAAATAATGCTTGTGTAAACGCTTACATGGATTACATTGATCCTAGTATTACGGACGAAGAAACTAGACAAAAGAATGGAAATCGTCCGCTAAATGTTAAGGAGGACGCGTTGTTCTTAAGCCGCCGCGGCACGAGGATATCAAACCGCCGTGTTCAGCAGATAGTTGAACAGTGTTTCAAGAGCTGCGGGCTTGATAACATGGGACTATCAGTGCACAAACTGCGTCATACTGCGGCTACGCTCATGTATCAGAACGGCGTCGATGTGCGAGTTTTAAAGGACGTTCTGGGCCACGAAAATCTCAATACAACGCAGATTTACACACACGTTTCAAATGCGCAGATGCAAAGCGCTATGCAGAATAATCCTCTTAGTAATGTGACAAATAAGAAGAAAAAGGAGCAATGAAAATATGAAAGTTGTAAAGCAGATCGTTGCTGGTGTAATAATGCAAGCCATTATAATGTGTGTACATTTTTTTATACATATGTTTGATTCTAACAATGATGTTCATACAATAATATTGTCTTTTACAGTTGTTTTTGCAATAACTTATCTGGGAGCGGTTTTTTTAAAACTCTCATTTTACATTCCTTTTATTATCCAATTTGTAACTATATTATTTGTTTTAATTTTTGAAAACGAAGGTTGTTATCTTCTATATTATCTGCACACCGGACATTCGCAATGGTTCAACCCTGATATCTATACGGATTCGTTGATTATAGCCTTAGAAATGCTATTTGTTCAATTTTTCTCTTGGTCACTTGCAAAGTTAACGCTTTATTTTGTTGATAAAGCGCAGACAAAAACATAA